CTGGCGCCGGACTTGTCGGTCGCTGTTCCCTTGGCGGTGACGGAGGCCACGAAGCTCCCTAACTGACGATCAGCAGTCCGGCCGCGTTGATGATGGCCGTGAAGGTGTCTCCGTCGAGGGTTACCGCGCAGTCGTATACCGCAACGACTTCGCGTGCGGAGTCGGCCCCACCGGCGTCGTCGTACACGACGAGCGTAGTGACCGGCTGGCCGCCGCCGGGACCTACCGCGCCGAAAGCAATGTCGGCGCAGTCGAGCGCGCCGCGGTTGGTCGAGTCGTCCTGTGATGCGACCAGGGATCCGAGCGTCTGGCGCGCATAGCCGTTGCCGGCGATCTCGGTCGCGCTGACGTCGGACACGAAGTTGTGGTCGGGGTCGTCGACGTAGCCGTTCAACAGCAGCGCCTTGAGCGTGCGCCCCGCCAGGTAGCCACACAGGTTCTTCTTGGTTCGGTTGTGGACGTCGACGGCCATCTATCGCTCCGGGTGGTGGATGAAAGCCTCGACCGCAAAGTCGGGGATGGTGGACACGCCGTCTCCTTCGGCGACGATGCGGAACGCCGAGGCGATCAGGCGCGGGATGGTTTCTTGCGTGACGTCGGGGCGGATGATGGCGAGGTCTCCGCCATCAACGTGAATCTCCTCCGGGGCAAGGTTCGGCGAGACCAGAACGCCTCCGATCGGGCCACCGGAAGGCGAGAGGCCGTCTCGGCTCACCTCAATCACCAGCGTCGGTGGTCGCGAGAGTAGAAAGGTGGCGATCATCGCCTGCCACGGCCTCGACGAGATTCCGGTCTTGGCGGCGGTGTACGCGCCCGTCGCTCCGACCACGCGATAGCCCTCGTCTGCGATGGCCCCGGTCCCTGCCGCACGCTGTCCCTGGGTGAAGCTGTTGATCCACACCCCGAGCGAGTCGGCCGCAATGCCGTCGATCCCCACGTTTCCGACCAGCAGCTCCGCGCCCTGCACGGTCGCGGCGGTCGCACCGGACGACGGCGTGGTGCTGGTGCCCTCGGCCGCGGCCGTCTTGTCGATGGCTGGGGCCGGGATGATGCCGGTGTATTCGGACACCCACATGGCGGCCGCAGTCGCCGCCCCCGAGAAGGTGGCAACGACGCTCCCGGTGGCGGCGTTGTTGTTCAGCCGCGAGAGGATGTTGCCCCTCTGTCCGTTCGTGCCTGGCCCAGCGACGTTCGAGGCGAGGGCGAGGGCGTTCCAGGTCACCGAGGTCAGCGTTACGGCAGCGTCGAAGGAGAGTCCGACGATGATTCCCGCCCCCTGCGCGATAGACACGCCAGCGAGCGTCAGCGTGGTGCCGCTGCCGAACACCTCCCCCTTGGCCGTGCGCGTCGCCGCGCTCGATCGAGCATGAACGTCGACTTGCGCGGCGCCCTTGCACGGCACCCACGGGGTCGTGATGACATCGAGCGCGCCGAACGGCCCCCTCGCGACCACGATTTGGCGCTCTACCATGCCGCGCTACCTCCAGGGAAAGTGGCCGAACGATTCGATCTGCACGCCGTTGAGATCACCCACGGCGTTTCCGACGATCTTGAGACGTGCCGCCATCGCCGTGAGGCACGTTGTTCCCGGGAACGCCGTCTGGTCTGGGCAAACGAGGTACAGGACTCCGCCGTTGGCCTCGAGCCCAGAGACAACCCCGCTACTGAAGCACTTGACGCCCTCGACGGCCGTGGGCCCGACCGGGGTGATGAAGTCCTTGGTCAGCTCGATGTCGACCGACGTCGGATCGTCGGCGTCCGTGCTCTTGACCAAGAAATCTAGCTGCGCGGCGCCCTTGCACGACACCCATTCGGTAAAGACCACCTGCAGCGGCGCGAGCGTCTGCGGCGCGAGCAGGAGCTTGCGCTCGACCACGTCACCCCTCCGTTCTGCCCTCGAGGCGGGGGCCCGAAAGCCCCCGCCTGAGTGCCTGTGCTGCGCGTGCTGCTACTGCGGCGAGATCAGGACTCCAGCCTGGGTCGTGCTACCCGACCCGGGCGTGGCGACCTGGTTGATGATGACGCACACACCGAGCGTCACGCCGTAGGCCGGAACACCAGCCGCCTTGGCCGCCGCCACCGTGCACGACCCCACGGTCGCCGAACTGACGGCCGCGAATCCGATCGTGAACAGCGTCGCCGTGACCTTGACCGCGGTGATGCTGCCCGGGCCGATGATCCGGCCCGTCTGTCCACCCGGGATGTCCTCCGCCGCAACGCCGAGATGACCGACGTCCGCGGCCGACGCGACACGCTTCCCGGCGAGGAAGCAGCTGGGGATGATGTCGGTTCCAGCCAGCGCGTAATCCCACCGCGGGAAGAAACCGAACATGTTCGCCGGGTCGATGGTGACCGCCTCGCCGCGGCCGATCGTCGCCGCCGCCGCCGTCGTGTTCTTGACCTCGAGGGCGCTCATCATGAAGGCCGCGCTCTCGTACACCACGTTGCCCGCCGCGTTGCGGATCGCGTAGGGCTTCTCGAACCAGCTGTAACCCATCTCGAAGCTCCTTTCGTCTCGCTGCGCGCGGTTAGGGCGAGGTCAGCGTGGTCGTGATGGCCGACTGCACGCCGCTGGTGCGGCGCTCGTCGAAGCCCATCTCGCCACGGAACCAGATGTACATGGCGCGGGCCGCCTGGTCGTAGGCGTCGCGGAAATCGCTGTTGCTGAAGTTCCGCTTCGCGTGGATCCAGAGGTGCAGCGCCTCCTCGTCGATGTAGTACATCTTCTCGACCTTGGTGGAGCTGTTCCGCGGCACGCCCTCGTCGACGATGAACACGACGTCACGATACTGGAAGTTCGTGAAGCCGTGCTTGGCGAGCTCCTGGTTCTGCTGCGGACGGAACCAGGTGGTCTTACTGTTGACCAGGCCGCTGGCGTCGTTGAACACGCCCCAGTTGCAGAGCGCCATCGTGCAATGACGGCCGGCCGCGAGCGACTGGCGCGCGAGCATGATGTCGAGCACCATCGCGTTGGTGTTGTGGATGAAGTTGCCGCCCGAACCCGTGGTGTAGGCGGTCGCGTCGACCTGATGGTTCCACCAGGTGTTGACGCCGCCGGCCTGCGGGATGCCGCCGTACTGCGACGTGATCGCGTCCTGCAGGCTGAACTGGAATCCAGTCATCGCCTTGGGGTTCGATCCGTCGTTGAAGATGCCCAGCGAGCCGCCGAGTGAGTCCATGATCGTCCGGTTGGCGAGCTTCATCTTCGCCTCGACCAGCGACGTCCACGCCTCGGGACCGCTGACTTCGTCCTCCTCGTCCTGGCTGATGATGACGGGGACCTCGAAGTTCTTGAAGAAGTACGTGGCCGAGTCGAACGGCTGACGCAGCCGCGTGTCGAACTTGTCCGTGCCCGCCCACCACTGACCGCCGCCGCCTTCCGGTGCGAAGCTCAGGGGTTGACGGATGAACTTCCCTCCCGAGAGGATCTCCGCCCGGTTGCGCAGGCGGAACATCATCGCGTTCTTCTTGAAGAACTGATCCTTGATCTTCGGGATCACCTTCTCGCGGACGAACGTGGAGGTACCGTTCCAGTCGATGTTGTACTGCGCCATCTATGGGGTCTCCTCTACGGTGACCACTTGCCGAGTCGGGCGAGCTGAGCGGGATCTCGCCGGACCGTCTGGAACACGCTTCGCATGTCGCCACCGTCCTCCGGGGTAGGAGAACCGTTCACAGCAGCCCCGGCGGCCGCTGTCTTGTCGATGACGTGGGCGGGTCTGAGCTTGCCCGAGGGCGGGGACGGATCCCCGGGGCTCGAGCCAGGCGGCAGACGGCGGGCGTGCAGGTAGTCGTAGCCGAGGCAGTCCTCGGCGATCTCCCGCATGCTTTTCCCCTCCACCACGTCGTCGTTCTTCTCGTCGGCGATGAAGTTGAACACCTTCACCGCGTCGTCCCGGACCAATCCGGGGAACTTCTTGAACAGACCATTCATGTCCTCGACCATCGCCGTGCTCGCCGCCTGCGTGGCGACGACATCGGCCTTCGCGGCGTCCTCGGTGGCGAGGCGCTGGTGGAGCGCCGCGATCGCTGCCGCCTGCGCGATCATCGTGTCGACCAACGGCTCGAACTCCGGGTTCTCCTTGAGCATCTCCGCGTAGGCCGCGCGCGGATCGACGGCCGGGTCCGCCGTGGGCGCCGCCGGCTTCGGCATGGCGGCGACGAGCTGTTCGAGCTGCGCCTGCGTGCGCTCCTGGATCTTGGTCAGGTTGGCGAGCGCAGCCTCGTCGGCGGCGCGCGCAGCTAGGGCCAGGCCCGGATCGGGGACGGCGGGATCCTTCGGCTCCACGGGAGGGGGATCCTCGACCGCGAGGTGTGCGGATCCTTCGTCGCCGACTGCCGGCGGTGCGTCGACTCCACCGCTGCCCAGCGCGGTCAGCGCGGCGCGGTCCTCTTGCGTGAACAGCTGAACGTCGTCCATGTCCCGGTGCCCTCCTAGTAGCCGCCGCCGTATCCGGGCTGCGGCATGTCTTGCCCGCCCTGGCCGCTGAACTGGTTCCAGTCTCCCGTTGCGTTCGAGTCGCCGAGCTCGCTGGCTCCAGCCGCGCCCTGCTGCATCTCGGCCATCGCGGCCTGGATCTTCATGATGGTCGACTCGACGAAGGCGTTGAACACCATGATCTCCTCCTTCGTCACGCCGCCGTCGCGCCACATGATCTGGTCGGCCATCGCCAGCGCACCGGAGAGGTCGGTCGGCTGCTGGTCCGCCGGCGTCGGTCCCTGGAACGGCACGGGCCCCTCGGCTGCGGGCGTGAGCGTGTGCATTCCGATCATCAGTAGCCTCCCCCCAGGCGCTTCGACAGCCGCGCGGCCGCCGCGCGCTGGTGCGCGCGCTTGGGCAGCCCCTTGGTGCTGGTCGAGGCGGTGTGCTTGAGCTTTTCCTCGGACATCCCCTTGAACGTCCGGGGCTTCTTTCCGGCTCGCACGCGCGCGAGGTCCGCGCCGGCGGCGTGCTGCTGTGCGACCGACTTCGCTGGCATCTAGGCTGCCCTCCCACCGCCGCCGCCCTCGCCGCCACCCATCGAGGCCATCAACATCTGCATCTGCTGCTGGGCCTGCATGCGCTGGAGCACGGCACCGCGGTTCTTCCAGTCGTAGGCGTCGAGCAGCTCCTCGATGTCGATGGCGCCAGCCTGGAACATCTGCAGCGCCTCGGACTTCTTGTCGTTGCGACTCGAGAGCAGCCCGGTGCCTGGGGCGAACGCGACCCGGTACTCGTTGGTCAGGACGGTCGGGTCGATGGTGACGAGCTGCCCCTTGGTGCCGCGGAACTGGATCCGGCGGTTGAGCTTCATGCCGGCGCAGACCATGAGCTTCTTGAGCATCGCCGAGTAGCGCGCGAACTGACCGCGCTCCTTGCCCCGGATGCGGGTGCGTCCGGCGTTCTGCAGGCGCGCGATCGCCACGCCCGCCTCGATGCCGGGCGGGCGCTGGCCCTGCGAGACGTCGTGCCAGCCGGTCACCACGTCGATGTCCTGTTCCTCGCGCTGGAGCAGCAAGAACTGCTGCTCTCCGACGCCGCGGAACTCCATCCACGAGACCTGGCTGCCCTGCGCCTTGCGCAGCACGTCGCCCGGCATCAGCGCCTTCTTGTTGATGTCGACGCCCGACCCCTTGTCGATCAGTCCGATCGGCAGGGCCTCGTACTCGAGGGCCGTGTTCAGCAGGTTCAGCCGCCGGTTGATCGCGCGCACCTTGGGGATCTGGTCGTCGATCTCGCCGGCGTTGAAGAATCGGAAGCCCTGGTCGTAGGCGCGACCGAGCGTGAAGTTGAGCCCGTTGTAGCACTCGTCGAGCGGCGAGCAGTCGAGCACCGTGCCGTTCGAGGTGACCTGGATGACGCGCCAGCCGGAGCTGCACGCCTGCTCGGGCACCTTGAGATAGTCGTAGTGCCACGCCCAGCGGCCACGGCGGTCCTTCACCCACCGCTTGCCCTGGTAGACGGACATCACCGTCGACAGATCGCGCATGACGAGCTGCCAGACGAAGGTGGTGCGGCCGCCGTGCTCCTCGGTCGAGCCGCTGGGCCGCGTGAAGTAGGTCGAGCCGGGGATCGGCGTGCCGCCCTCGGGATAGACGTGATCGCCGATCATGGGGCGGTCGTCGTAGCTCGCGCGCATGCCGCCGACGCCCATCGCTTCTCGCAGCGGACGCACCAGCGCGTCGTAGCTTGGGGAAGTCCAGTGGTCGGGCACGATCTTGGCGCGCAGGTCGGGGAAGCAGGCGCGCAGGTAATCGGTCGGCACCGGGCCGGCGAGGAAGAAGTACATCGCGTCGTCCTCGTGGCTGGCCGTCAGGTCGGGGTAGAAGTGCCAGTTGTTGTAGACCTTCGGGTACGGCATGCCGGTCTTGGGATCGAACACGATCATGTCGATGTTCCACCCCAGCTTGAGCATCTCGCGCGTGCCGCGGCGGTGCACGTTGTCGAACCCGTCGGTGTTCATCAGCCAGGTCGCGTACTCGTTGAGCGCGTCGACCTCGGACTCCTTGAGGCCGTAGCCGGGCTGGATCTCGGGGCGCGGCACGGACTCGACCATCTCCGACCAGATGCCCTCGACGACGGAGCGCGGGTAGTTGGTGATCTCGTTGTTGAAGTTGTCCTCGGGGTTCTCGTAGTGGTAGCCCGAGTAGTACAGCTCGCAGCGTCGCATGCGGTCGTGCTCGGGCTCCATCGCCCGGTAGGTGCGGCTCCACAGGTCGGCGACGAACTGGAGGATGCGCTCGTCGGTCTCGAGCGACGGCGGGCGCGTCTCGCCCTCGATCGTGATGCGGTCCTCGGCGACGAAGCGACGCTCGGGATAGACGTCGTTGCCGGGGAGCGTGAACGCCGGCAGCCGGTCTACTGCCATGACGTCGAGGGGGAGCGCGGCGAGTCGGTGTCGCCGTGGCCGCCGGGGGAGTAGTCACAGACGCCCTTGTCGCGCTGGACTTGCTCGAGATGCTTCCTCGAGCTGATCGTCATGCCGAGGCTGCGGTTGAAGTGCTCGGGGATCTCGGGAAGGGTGAGGACGCCCGGGGTGGTGCGCAGGTGGTAGCCGACCAGGCGCGCGCGCTCACCACAATAGCAGCGGCGCATCTCTCGGGCGGCCTTGCGGTCGGGGCGGTCGAGGAATACGCCCTGCTCGTGACCGGAGGCGCAGCGGAAGGTGTAGGGCACCCTTACGTGAGCATGAGTGGCTTGCCTCCCCTGCGGAACAGCTTCCCGATGGTCCGCGTGTAGATGAGGTGCAGCTGCTCGCCCGTGAGCCCGGTGCCACAGGCGGGGTGGAAGTAGAGCGTGACCAGGGTTCCCTCGTTGTTGCTGCACATCTTACCGCGCTCCGCCTGGTGACCGCACACCATGCAGTCGACCATCACGTTCGGGTCGTCGAGCCTCAGTCTCGGCTCGTAGATCAGGCTCTCGGTCACGTTTGGGGCCCCAGGCCGCGGGAACGTCTTGCCTTCTCCATGTTATGCACCATCTCGTCGTAGCGTTCAAGCTCATCCGCGCTGACGGCGTAGGCGGACAGGTCCTTGTCGGTCGGCCGCTGGCCCCTCGCGTACATCGCGGAGAACTGCTCCCAGATGGGGCTGATGACCTCGATGGGCGAGGGTTCGAGCGGCTCCTCCATGTTGCCACGGTGGGCCTGCAGGGTCAGTCCGAACGCGATCAGGCAGTCGATCAGGAACGGCTCGGGCGCCATGACCTTCGAGCCCTCATAGACGGCCCGGGCGAGCTCGTTGACCAGAATCGGGTCACGCAGCGGAGGGTAGCCGCGCGCCGCCGCCTCGCGGACGTACTTGCGCAGGGTGTTGAACAGGTCCTGACGGGCGCGCTCGGTCTCCATGTAGCCCGGCTTGTCGGTGACCTCCTGGGAGACCGAATCGGCCGACACCTGGCGCATCCAGACGTTGTAGTACTCGAGCTCGCGCACCCGGATCCCGAAGGCGAGGCCGTGGTTGTTCGCCTCCCAGATCAGCAGCGCCTCGTTGAAGAACCGGCACATCTTCACGGCGCGCTCGGCTAGCAGGTCGGGCGGGCAGCGCCCGTACCATAGCCCGGCGAGCGACAGGTCGACCTTGTCGAGCACGGCGAGCGGGCTCGCGGTCGATCCCGGATCCCCCTCGGAGGGGTCGGCGCCGACGATGTAGGTGTGCCGAGGGATCGGGTGTCGCGTGTCGATCGGGTGGTAGAGGGTCAGCCAGGAGCGCCGGCTCTCGAACGCCTCGTCGGGCTCGGCGCGCCGCGTGGTCAGGACGATCAGCTCGTAGCCACCGTCGTCCTTCCTCTCGATCTCCACCGGCGGCGGAGCGCCCTCCCAGGGATCCGGCGAGGGCAGCGCGTCGAGCTGGTACTCGAGTCCGCCCTCGTCGAACACCGGGCGCCCGGAGACCAGGAAGCAGGTCCGGTCGTCGCTCGGGTACTCCTGCAGGAACTTGTCCTTGTCTCCGTCGCACTCGTTGTCGATCGTGTCTCGGCGCCACGCAAGCTGCGGCAGGGTGACTCCGTACTTCTCGACCAGCACCCGCTCGTCGTCGTCGAGCTCGTTCATCTCGAACCACGGCCGCATCGTGCAGGTCGGATCGTGGTACCAGGCGATGAACACGGCGATGTAGCCGCTGCGGTTGGTCCTGGAGCGGATCCACTGGCGGTGGAACTCGTTTCCGAAGCCGTTGGGGGTGCTCTCGATGAACACGGCGGAGTCGGGGATCTTCGGCACCGCCTGCTTGATCGCGGTCATGGTCTCGCGCGCGGTCTCCCAGAACGCCATCTCGGAGCTGTGCAGGTAGGCCGCGGTGAAGCCGCGGCCGGCGCCCTTACCGACGACGGTGACGTGCGACGACGAGCCTGACCCGGCGAACGTGATCTGCTTGCGTGTGAGGTGGCGCTTCTGGACCGCGAGTGGGTGGCGCGGGTCGAGGGTCGCCATGTGGTCGTACATGCGCCGCGACATCTCGAACAGCTTGGACGAGCTGTCGGCGACGTGGGCGAGCGTGATCGCGTTGCGGTTCTCGCGCAGGTGGGTGCGGTGGAACAGGAACCCCTGGATCCACGTCGAGATGCCGACCTGGCGCGACTTGAGGATGACCACGCGGATCGGCAGCGCGCGGTCGATCTGCCACTGGACCGCCTTCGCCAGCATGCGCTGGGGGTGGTTCCAGATGAACGGCTGGAGTCCGCCGGTCTTGGGGGCGATGCGCAGGAAGTTGCGCGAGTACAGCTCGAAGTCTTCGACCAGCCGCGAGAGCGGTACTTCGCCGGGGTTACTGAGGAGGAAGGAGGCGCTCAAGGGCGCCCGCCATCGGGTGCTGTGAGATCGTCAGATGCGCGACTACCCACCAACCCTGGTCCTTCCGGGAGGCGTCCCTGGCGTTGCGACTCACCGCCTCGATCACATTGGCGACGTCTTTCACCCACGGCAGGCGGCACTCTAGCACGAGCTTGAGGAAGTCCTGCTCGGCCGTGAACCCAGCCAGCTCTTCGATCGACGTGCTGAGTTGCTTGCAGAGCTGGTCGAGGTTCTTGAGCTCCACCGGCCGCATCGACGCCGGCGTCGCCAGCCACTCTATGTAGGCCGCGCGCGCGCGATGGGTCCTTCGGGGCTCGGCGCTTCCTCGCGCTCCGGCCTGTCGCCCCACGGATCCACCAGCTCCGTCGCCTGCGACGCCTTCGGCAGCGGCACCTGGATCGTGGGGATCGGCGGGCGCGGCAGCGTCCTCTCCTCCACCCGGCGATCCTGAATCCGCTGACCCCTCGTCCGGTGCTCCTCGATCATCCAGTCGGTGACGTTCTTCGACATCTCGAGGGTGGCCTGCTCGACGGACTGAAGGCGGCGGTTCAAGTCCGTCGTCCGCTCCGCCAGGGTGTCCTGGGTCTCCTTGAGGCGCAGCTCCTTCTCGGAGATCGACCGCGTCTGC